TCCATAACCTCTGGCATAACACCTTGTTTACGTAGGTCTTGTTCAATAATCCTACGCATGTCTGCAAATTCTTCTTGTCTTCTTTCTCCTGTCCTTGTAGACTTACCATCCTCACTATACTCTTCTTTTTTAGTTGCGGCAAGTTCAGTATCAAACATAGCATTTACTTGTGCAAGTACATCTGCTTTAAGTTCTAATTCACTGGTAGTTTTATCTTCCGCAACTTCTGGAGAAAGATTTTCTTCAGGCTCTACTTGATTATTTACTTCCGCACTAACCCTTGGCTGTGGCACAAAAGTTTTTATATTTTTTGATGATGTTTCTTTTTGTAAAACAGGTGAAGAAACAGCACCTGTTGCTGCTCTGTCTTCTTCTGTTCTAGGTTTAGGAATAAAAGTATTGGTCATCTGTATCCTGTGCCAATAGTATAAAATGGAAATATGCTACCGTCATTTCTAACTGTAGCTAAAGGAGAATTATACCCTACATATATAAAAGTATCTACCCCGTAGTTAATAACTGCTGATTTTCCAAACTTCATTGATGCTATATCAGCCTCTAATTTCTGTGTATCTGTTCCATAATTTCCTTCATAGTAACCAGAATAGTCACTATCATCGTCTTCTGCTTCTCTAGCTACTCTAGCCCCAAACTCTGTAATTTTTTCTTTTATCATTTGTAATGATCTATTTGCTTCAGAAGTAATTAAAGGATCAGGCTCATCTAAAGTATTATTTGTTGTTCTTAACATACCAACTCCCATAGATTGAGCGATACCAACAATACCTTCTTGACCATCTAAAACTGCTTTTATTGTTCCATCTGGATTAGTTTGAATTTTAGCTTCTGTTAATGCTTCTCTTGAATTTTGTTTTAACATAGCTTGAATATTAGGTATAGTAAATTTTCTTCCTTCTGAACCTTCGTCAGAAGTATCTCCTGCTATAGCAGCTTTGTTTATTGCTTTTAAAACAGATTTTTCTTTTTCACGTAATGTATTTAATTTTACAGGGTCTTTTGTTGCCATCATATTTTGTAAAATATTGGTGTGTAAAGCATTAAGACTATTTAATTTTGGTGGAGGATCGCCAAAAGCTGCACTAAGATATGCATTTCTATTATTAGGTACTGTTGGTGTAGACAACTCAGATGTAGCAGTTAATGATGGTGCTTCTGCTGGTTTAGGACTAACACCATCTTTAGGTAATGTTGATAAAACTTCTTGAGGTGTTGCATTAGCACCCGCTACTTCAAATAAAGCATTAGGATCATCAAAACCTTCCTTACCAAAATTATTTTTAGCTGCTTCTGCATACAAAGCAACTGCACTTTTACCTTGAGATAAAGCAGTAGCAATGTTAGCATCATTAAAACCAAGACTTTTTAACAGGCCAGCCATCTCTTCCGTATCTTTTTTCTTAGATGCACGTGTAGCTTTTCTAGCTCTAGCTGCAGCACGTTCTTCTGTAGCAATCTGCCACTGTCGTTCTTCTTTAGTTACCCTTGCACGTTCAGCCTCTGCCCGTCTTTCATCTAGTACTTGACTACCGCCACGTGCAGCACCACCTAAGAATGCCCCTAAGTTAAAACCCATTACGTTCTCCTTGCCATAAGGCCACTTACAGGTGGACTTTCTACAGCCATATCAACAGGCTTGTCTTCCTTTACTTCTGGTTTTTTATCTTTTAACTTTTGCATTACCATTGCAATTTTACTCTCAGGTATTCTGTCCTGCTCAATAGGTTCCTCTGTACCCATGTTGTAATCTATCTCAGCTTCGTCTGCTACATAGGCAATAAGTTCCATGATAACAGGCAGTACAAGTATAGATACATCAATGGTATGTATACCTTCCATAGCACCAGACTGTACCACAATTTCTGCAATAGATGCTACTGGTGTACCCATTTCTAAAGCATCTAACAGTGAATCATTTATCTTAGGGTCTGTAATCTTAGTGGCGTAATGCTCTAGTGTATCTTCTACAGTACTAAACTTAGCTGGTTGTTGCCAAGGGCGAGAACCTATTTCAGTTGTAAGAGATTGACCGGGAATTGGCCCATCCATAAGGGGTGTTAGTTCATCCATTATTCATACCTGCCCGTAGTTTCTTTAGTGTATTAAACTGTTCCATGATATAGTCATCACTAGTTGTATCATCTTCATCTACTTCTTTGTTACGAGAAAGTAAACCAGACATTTTTACTTTAGGTTCTTTAGGTTGAACCGACATGCTTCTATCCATGTATTTATTATAAGCTGTTATAGCCTGTCCTATTAACATTATATTCCCCTATCCAAACCCAAGTACTTTACCAGCATAACCTAGTGCTAACTTACTTACAAAGTCACCAATAGCACTAGACGATGAAATATCTGCTGCATATTCTGATTGTGATCTTTCTCTACCTGCAGCTAAGTTACTTAGTGTTACAGCATTTTGTCTATCTCGTTCATTGTCAGATGAAGTCCATGCCCACTCCATCATGTCGGCATGTTCCTGCCACAGATTAGCATATGCCTGATTAGACATGTCAAGTACAGCAGCAGCATTAATTTCATTAGCCCTATTGACAGCGGCTGTTGCTGCAGTTGCAATTTCTCTACGCCATACAGCATTAGACTGTGCAATTACTAAACCATTCTGTGCATTAAACTGATCACGTTGATTTGCAATCTCTGTATTAAACTTGTTGACAGCATTCTCTTCGCCAGCATTAAACTGTGCCATAGCATTAGCTTGTGTAGTATTAAACTGTGATGTTTGTGTTTTAAGGTTAGCAAAGAACTGGTCAGATTGGTTCTCACTGGTTGCATTAAATTGCTTGGCTGCATTCTCTGCTGCTTGATCTGTAAACATAGACTGTGTACGTTGCTGTGCCTTAAACATTTCTGTCTGTTGTTGATTGGCTAGGTTAGTCATGTCCATTGCAAGGAATGACTGTGCATTCATTACGGCTGCAGCCTGTCTATTACTTAGGTTAGCCATGTCAAGGTTTGCCAGTGACGATGCCTCTGCCATAGTAAGTGCCTGTCGGTTAGACAAATTACTCAGGTTCATTGTGTTAGCTGCACGACTATTCTCTAAGGCTACCTGTTGCTCTGCAGTAAAGTTCATATTAGCTATATCACTAACCTTAGCTGCATTAGCTACACGTGACTGAAAGGCTTGATCAAACTCCATGCCCATAAAGGTAGCACGTTGTTGTGCTGACAGCATGGCTCTCTCTTGACGGTTACTCAGGTTCTTTATTTCAAACCCTGCAACTGTCTGTGCATCTGCACTAGCAATAGGCAGTGCTGACTCCATAGCGGCCTGTACAAGAGCCTGTCCTGCCATGCTACTAGCACCAAGACCACGTGCAGCCATCTGTGCTGTGGCATTACGCAATGCACCTGCAGCCCATGCTGGTGTTTCACCACCCTCAAAGTCTGCCATCAATGTATCTAGCTGACCCTTTACAGTAGCTTGGGCTGTAGGTGTAGCTTCAGCCGCTTGTATCTGTTCTGTAAACTGACTTGCCTTTGCAGCATTAGCTGCTGGCTCAATAATCTCACCTGCCTGTAGCTCACGCTGTACAGGATTATCCATTTTAAGGGCAGTGCCTTGTGCTGCATCTACAGTAGCTACGGCAGTTTCAGTTTGTTGCTGTCCTGTTACCTTTGCCTGATCTGATACAGTGCCTGTAGCTGTTTGTGTTTTGTCAAGTGTTTGCTCTACTGTACCTGCAGTAGTAACAGGTGCTATAGTTGATACCTCAGTTCTTGGGTCTGCTATAGCTTGCTGTACAGCACCCTGTGTAGCTGTGGCTGTAGGTGATGTTGCAGCTACCTGTCCAGCACCTGCAGCTAAGTCTTGCGATGTTTGTGCAACAGTGCCAGTAGCTGTAGCTATACCACCAACAGGTAGTGCTGGTCCTTGCATACGGTTTACTGTAGTCTGACCAATACTTGCAGGTACAACTTCTTCTTTTTCTTCTTCAGTTACAGAACCACCTTCTTGATAGTTTTTACGTACCATACCACCATTCATCATTTGAATAGCTTTGTTTTGAAAGTCATTAAACTTTGTTTGTGCTTCAGGATCAGACTGCAGGAAGTCTTTAAACTTTCCCATGTCACCCTGATAGCCTAACGTACCAGCTATACGCTCCATTGCCTGTGGTTTAAATCCTTGAAACTGCATTGCTGTCATTATTCAAATCCGTCCTTTAATCCGTCAAGTATATCTTGAACACTTACTTTTTTCTTAGCATTAGGTGTGTATCTACACATAAATTGTTTTGGGCATTCCTTAAAACTGTAGCTAGGATAATGATATCCTATTGTACCATTAGGGCCACGGTAAATGCAAACCTTTTCTTCTCTTATCTTCACTCTTTTTGCTAGTTGGCATATTACAAACTCAGGGCTGCTTAATAAACCTGCCAAAACTAATGGCATAACTGTAAGTACACTCATTAACTAACTCCTAGTATTACTAAATAAATGCCCCCACCTAATGTACCAAGAATTAGGAACGAAAGAGTGGCTATGGCTAAGTTATTCTGTATTTGTCTTTTAGCTTCCATAGCCTTATAAACAGTCTCTTCACGATCCTTACGTATCTGCCTACGCATACCTAACATTTCATCGTATGTGCCAAGACCAAACCTGTAGTCTAACATAAACTTTATTTCTTTTTCTTTCTCAAGCAATGTCTTCTTACGAACAATAATGTCCA